TCAAACTACTGGTTCATTATTAGATGCGGGCAAGGCATTAGCAGGAGTTGCAGGAGTTGCAGGAGTTGCAGGAGTTGCAGGAGTTGCAGGGGTTGCTAGTAGTGTCACTGGTGCAATAGGTTCAGTATCGGCATTGGCATCTACGGCTGCAGGTGTTGTTAATACTGCAGGTGGTGCATTAAATTCAATAACAGGTGCAGTTAATACTGCATCAAGTGCATTAGGATCAGTATCTAACATTACAGGTGCAGTAAACAATACTGTATCAGGCATTACAGGCGCAGTTACTTCTGCTACAAACGCAGTGGGTTCAATTACAAACGCAGTCAAAACAGCAACAACCACAGTAGGTGGAATTACCGCTGTTACTGGAGCAGTAAATTCTGCGGCTGCTCAATCAAACAATGTTGCAAAATCAATTGCTGGTGCAGTAAACTCAGTAAATGCCGTAGCAGGCGCCGCATCAACTATTGCAGGCGTGGCTGGATTGAAGTCTTTGGCTTCCGCGGCTTCACAAGTACAATCAGGCGCCGCAGCCGCAACAGCATCAACACTGGCATCTGGATTAAGTAATTTGCCAGGTGGTATGAAAACAGTTGGTGCAGTACTTAATAATGCAGCCGGCGCAATCAACATTATTCCGGGCGCAGAAAAGATTTCTGGTCTAATCAAAGATGCACAGTCAGCGGCAATGAACGGGCTTGCATTACCAAAACTACCAGACGGAGTAAACGCTTTAGCAGGACTTGCCGCAGCCGGATTGCCAGCAGGAGCAGCCGCACAGTTAAAATCTGCAATCTCATCATTAAGTTCTGGCACAGGTGGCTCTATCAAATTGCCAACTATTAGTTTCAATACAACTGACAGAGGTTCAATTACTTCTCAAATTACTAGTGTATTAGGAGATCCTAAGATTCCTATGCCAAATCTTATCGGTGAAATTTCTGATAAGGTCAAGAGTGAAGCAGAAAAAGCATTGAAATCGGGTGAAGAAATTCTCAAAGTTAATGCAGAAATTCGTGCGAACACTGAAAAGGTACTTGAGGCTAGAAAAGCATTCTATGAAGCAGAAGCATCATTGCCACAAGGAGATCCAGGTATTCAGGCTGCATTTGATAAATGGCTTTCTATTCAAAATAGTCCTGAACGTAAAGCACTATATGCTAAACTTGACGATTTAAAAGACGGGGTAATTCTAAATCTTGCAGGCGCAGAAGGTGCATCAGCAACTACATCTGCGGCCGCAGCCAGTGCCGGTGAAAACGGAATCACTGGATTAATTAAATCAGCATCAAGTATTGGAACAGATTTGTTATCTAAAACTACATTAATCGCCGGAGCAGGCTTAGCAGTTGGCGTTCCCGGCGCAATCAGAACTGCCGGCACTGCATACAATACATTTAAGAATGTTGATCTTAAAACTGCGTTAGCAACTGAATTGACTGCTGGATTAAGCACATCAAGTTTAACTAATTTAGCGTCTACTGCAACAACTGCATTAAGTTCAGTGAAGGGTCAAGGTTCTACCGCAGTGAAAGCACTGATAGATTTTCCGTCAGTTTCGTCAAGTTCTCAGGCTATCAATAATTCTCTCTCAGGTATTATAGGTAGTATACCGCCTGTTAATGGTACCGGTAGCGGATAAAATAAGGATAAATACATCATGCCACAATATATCGGATTCAGCACTAAAGACTCTTGTAAGCCCAAAACATCCAACGATGTTAGTATTAGTGGCATCGACGGCGGCCCTGGTGGTATCCAAAAGGGTATTGTTTGGGGTAAGAAATATAGATTATTAGATTCTCAGTTAGTAATACAAGATTTCGTTAATGCATTGAATATTCCATTAGGAAGTAAAGTTGGTCAGCCGGGATATGGTACTAGACTTTGGAACTTTGTCTTTGAACCTAATACCGCAGACGTACAATTTCAATTAGAATCTGAGATTCGTAGAGTTGCGTCAAGTGATCCTAGAATTAATTTAAACTATGTTAAAGCGTTCCCCCAAGAAAATGGCATATTAATTGAAGTACAGTTAGCAGTAGTGCCATTTAATCAAGCGGCAGTAATTAGTGTCTTCTTTAACCGCGGAAATAACACGGCTACCCTCATATAAGTAAAAACCGTCTTTTTTGATAATGATAAATATATCAAAAGAGAAACTTATATGGCCACCAGTTCACGACAATCAGCACTATTTGGAACAAACGATTGGAAGACTATCTACCAAACGTTCAGAGAAGCAGACTTTAGAAGTTATGACTATGAGACTTTGCGTAAAAGTTTCATCGATTACTTGCGTCTGTATTACCCGGAAACATTCAATGATTATGTTGAATCTTCTGAATTTATTGCCCTACTGGACGTTATGGCGTTCATGGGACAAGGTCTTGCGTTCCGCAGTGACTTAAACGCACGTGAAAACTTTATTGATACCGCAGAGCGCCGTGACTCTGTTATCAAACTTGCCAATCTTGTAAGTTATACACCTAAAAGAAACATTGCTGGTCAGGGTTATATCAAAGTAACAAGCATTACTACTTCTCAAAATCTCACAGATATCAATGGTGTAAACTTAAGTAATATTCCTATTTTGTGGAATGACCCTGCTAACCCGAATTGGCTAGAGCAATACAATACTATTTTAAATGCGGCAATGATCGACTCACAAAGAATTGGCCGCCCTGGTAACATCTCAGAATTGTTGGGAGTTACTACAAGCGAATATGCATTACAGATTCCACCTAACTCGTTGCCAATTGTTCCATTCAAGTCAACTATTGATGGTCAGTCAATGAGTTTTGAACTTGTTAGCGCAACATCAATGGATGAAGATTATGTTTATGAAGTTCCACCTGCACCCTCAGGTAGATTTAATATTCTTTATCGCAATGACAAATTAGGATTTGGTAGTCCAAATACAGGATTCTTCTTTTACTTTAAACAAGGGTCATTGCAAAATTTTGACTTCAATTTACAACAACAAATTTCAAATCAAACTATTGACATTGGTACTATTCAGGGTGTCAATAACTCAGACACATGGTTGTATCAATTAAACAATGATAACACTAGAACACTTTGGAGAAAAGTAGATAACGTTTATGCTGATGCATATTTGCAAACTGAATTTTCTAATAAGAAAATTTATTCAGTTAACTCACGTTTCAATGACCAAGTAACTTATGTGTTTGGTGACGGAGTATTCAGCGAAATTCCAGTTGGCAACTATCGTGCTTATGTTCGTGCAGGTAATGCATTAACTTATACAATTGAACCTAGCGAAATGAATGGTGTTTCTGTATCATTCTCATACGTAAGTCGTTTGGGAAGAGTAGAAACATTAACTATGGGTCTTGAACTAACCACAACTGTTTCTACTGCACAAGCACGTGAGACAATTGCTAACATTAAACAACGTGCCCCTACTCGTTACTATACACAAAATCGTATGGTTAATGGCGAAGACTATAACAACTTCCCATATACATTGTATAGTTCAATTATTAAAAGTAAAGCAATTAATCGTTCAAGTGTTGGCGTATCAAAGAATTTAGATTTACTTGATCCAACAGGTAAATATTCAAGTACAAACAGTTTTGGTAGCGACGGTGCATTATATCAAAATGATACTGATGGATTCTTGTCATTAACTATTAATAATACCAGTGACGTTATTGCATTCTTTACAGATACACTAGCCGCGGCATTAGCAGATAACAATGCTACACAATATTATATTCAAAATTATACTAGATATTCTGCACCAACAAGTCCTTCTGTATTTTGGAGAACTAGTTCAGTAGATTCAGGAACAGAATCTGGTTATTTCTATACAGTAAGCGGCAGTTTAGAATCACCAATGTCAGTTGGAACATTCTCAACTAGTAATCTTAAGTATATCACAACTGGTGCAATTTGTAAATTTACTGCACCTTCAGGTTTTTACTTTGATAATAACAATAGACTAGTAGCAGGTATTGCCCCAGCCGGATATTATAATTATATTTGGACAACAGTATTAAATGTTATCGGTGACGGTAGTAATAATAGTGAAGGTAGTTTTGCAAACGGATCAGGCCCTATTAGATTAAATGGCTATGTTCCTAATGGTGTTACTCTTTCACAGATTATTCCTGTGTTCGATAACTCATTGTCAACAACATTGATTCAAGAATGTATTATTAGAATGGAATTACAACAAGACTTTACTCTTGTTTTTAATAACGCATTAACTATTAATCAGGAACGTTGGTCAATTCAAGCATTTACTAACCCTAATTATTTTGTAAAGTTCACTAGCGTTGGCAACAATCGCTATACTATTACTTACAAGTCATTGACTTATTACTTTGGTTCAGTCGCAGATACTAGATTTACTTTTGCAAGAGATGAACTAGTATACGATCCATTTTCAGGTAAGATCATTCAAGACTTTATTAACATGCTAGGTGTTAATCCACAATATAATTCAAACAATCCAATTGGTAGAGATACTAAAGTAAATATTTTAGGACAAACAGTTGAATCAGATGGTTATATTAATGACTTCCAAGTAGAAGTTGCGGCAACTGACGTTAATAATCGTGAATTGATTTTAAATCCAGACTTCTTTAGTGATATTACTGGTTACGTAACCGGTGGTGCCAATATTGGTGTATATGTTTTCTTTGAAACAGTAGAAGATGCAATTAGTTTAACACGTGAGTATATTATTCCAACAACAGATGTTATATATCAATATGGAACTAAGACTCAGGTTGAAGTTGTAAAGTATGACTATCCACTAGGACAGTTATTCTATGCATTTACTGAAAATAAATTTTATAAATCTGTACAAGATCAAACAGTTACTACACCATTTTATATTATGACTGAACAGCCGCAATATAATATGAAGCCTGGTCGCCAGGGATTAAGTTTCCAATATAGACACAATTCAAACAATACTACACGTATTGATCCTGTTACAACTAACATTATTGACTTGTATGTTGTTACTCAGGCTTATTATACTGCTTATACAAATTGGATTACAGATACTACAAATACTATTCCAGAACCTGATAGACCAACTATCAGTGAACTATCAACTGAGTATAGTCAAGTACAAAATTTTAAAATGTTAAGTGATGCAGTGATTGTAAATAGTGTTGTCTTTAAACCACTGTTTGGTCCTAAGGCCGATAGAGCATTACGTGCCACAATTAAAGTTATTAAAGCAAGCAACACCAACGCAAGTGATAGTGAAATCAGAAGTGCAGTCTTATCAGCAATGAACACTTATTTCAATGTTAACAACTGGAACTTCGGTGACACTTTCTATTTCTCAGAATTAAGTGCTTATCTACATGCTGAATGCGGTGAACTTATTAGTTCTGCGGTACTAGTACCCAACGATCCTACACAACCCTTTGGAGATTTGTATGAAATAAAATGTATGCCTTACGAAATTTTCGTAAATGGCGCTACAGCAAATGATGTATTGGTCATCCCAGCACTCACGCCCGCTGAATTACAGGTAAGATAAGTATAGATATGGCTACAAACAGAGTAAGAACCCTTAATTTTCTCCCAGAGATTTTTCAAAC